ATCAGCGAAGATCCGGCTTACAAAGCCGAAGCCACCCGTAGACTGACAAACTACATCGGCGAGAACGTCGGCAAGGGCGCAGCCTGGATTGCTGACAAGACCGGCATTCCGGTTGGCGACGTTGAGAATATGATTGGGTCGCTTGGTCTGTTGCCGATTCCTGGCGCTGCCAAGGTTGGCCAGAAAGCCGGCGCAGCCACCTATGGCGCCGAGCAAGCGTTGCGTGATCAATTTGCAGCCAAGGCACCGGCACCACGGGTCGAGCCAGGCATCGGCGCACCAGCTCCGGCAGCTCCGGCACCGGGGCAACCAAAACCTCGCGTTGTTTACGCTGACGTCCAGCGTCAATTGGCTGAGCAGAAAGCAGCCAAAGAAGCGGCATTGGCCGAGGCTGCAAAAGCGCCAACGCAACGTGAACTGCAAGCAGTTAAAGATAAGCAATCAAAAGCATCAGTAGCGCCAGCCGCTGGCGTTTCAGCGCCATTGGGAAGCGTTGGAGCGGCAGCGGTAACAGACGTTGCGGCAATTGATGCAGCTATTGCACAAGCCAGCCCACAACTGCAAGCACGGTTGCGAGGCTTAGACCGTAATCAAATTAATCTGCCGGCATTGGAAAGCCATTTGCAAGCAGAACGGTTGGGATTGGGTCCTGATTTCTTTACAGAAGGTCAGGCAACGCAGAATCCTGGTGCGCTGTCGTTTGAAATGAACGAGCGCGGTAAATACCCTGCACTTTCTGAGCGTTTCAGCCAGCAGGACGCAAAGCTGAAATTAGCGGTAGACCGATTGCACGACCGAGCCACTCAGAACGAGGTTGGCGGTTCGATGTTTGATCACGGCGTCAGGCAAATTAACGAATATCAAGCAATCGACAACGCTCGAAATTTAGACATCAATCAAAAGTACAAAGCTCTTAAGGATGCTGCTGGCGGCAGCTTCCCGATTGATGCACCGCAATTTGTTCAGAATGCAAGAAACTTGCTGGATGAAAATCTGAAAACAGAATATCTGCCAGACTCATTTAAAAAAGATTTAGAAAAATTTGCATCTGGTCAGCCTTTAACTTTCCAAAAGTTTGAAGCGTTAAGAACCAATCTTGCCGCTGATATGCGGAAAGCCGACAGGGCTGGTGACGGCAACACAAAATACGCTCTCAGCTTGGTGCGCCAAGCACTTGAGGATTTGCCGTTGTTGCAAGAAGCCCAAGGCTTGAAATCTATTGCCGATCAGGCTAGAAACGCAGCAAGAGAACGGTTTGATGCTTTGGCAGCAGACCCTGCTTATGACGCTGCGGTCAATGGTGCGCCACCTGACACGTTTATGGAAAAGCACGTGTTTTCCAAAACCGCACCGGCTAGTCAGGTTGCGTTAATGCGAAGCACGTTTGGCGAGGGTTCTGTTGGCGCTCTCAACATTGAATCCGCGTTGATCAACCATTTGCGCGAAAAAGGCGGTTTGGTAGAAAAATCAAACGTCAACCAAGCGACCTACAACAAAACCTTAAAAGCACTTGAAGAAAAACTCAAAGTTGGCGCTAAGCCAGAAACCGTCGAAGATTTGCGAGTGCTTGGCGACGTGCTTTATAAAACAAAAGCGCAACCAACTGGATCTTTTGTAAACAACTCAAATACTTTTGTTGCTCAACTGGCTCAACAGGGCGGCGGCATGGCGACTCGAGCGGCAGATGTTGCTCTCGCTGCAAAGGGTTTGCCACCATTAGCAAGTGGTGCCGCTGGTAAAATCGGCCAAATGTTTGAAGCTCGCAAAATGAAACGTAGACTTGAGCCAGGCGCTGGCGTTCAAAAGAGAGATTGATCATGTCAGATATTGATCCCGTCAAATACGGTCAGCTAATCGCCAAGGTTGATTTGCTGGAGAAACAAGTCGCAGATATGCAAGCCGACATAAAGAAACTGCTGGAGCTTGCTAATCAAAGCAAGGGCGGCTTTTGGTTCGGAATGGCGGTCATCAGCGGCATCAGCACCGCTGCCGGTTGGGTCATCAGCCATTGGTCCAAATGATCGGGCTTGAAGCAATCCTCGGGCTTGGTGGTGAAATCATCAAGCGGGTCTGGCCAGACCCAGCGCAGCAGGCCAGCGCTCAGCTCGAGCTGTTAAAGCTCCAGCAGTCGGGTGAGCTTGCCAAGATCGTCGGCCAGCTCGAGATCAACAAAGCCGAGGCAGCATCAGGCAGTCTGTTTGTGGCCGGCTGGCGTCCGGCAATCGGATGGGTCTGCGCCACCGCACTTGCCTATCAATACGTTTTGCGACCAATTGGCTCCTATGTTGCCCGACTCAATGGGATTGAGGTTGGAGATATGCCGACGCTGGATGCAACGCTTTGGGAGCTGATGTTTGGAATGTTGGGGCTTGGCGGTCTACGAACCTTTGAGAAAGTGCAAGGGGTTGCGTCTAAATGAAAGAAAATTTTCAAAAAGCGCTAGATCTGACGCTTGGGTTTGAGGGTGGCTACTGCAACCATCCATCAGACCCAGGTGGAATGACCAATCACGGCGTCACCAAGCGCGTCTGGGAGGACTGGACAGGCGAGAGTGCCGACGAGCAATGTATGCGCGATCTGGACGTTTCTGACGTGCTTCCGCTCTACCGGGGGCGCTACTGGAACAAGGTCTGGGGCGACGAGCTGCCGGCTGGGTTGGACTACTGCGTCTTTGATTGCGCGGTCAACTCAGGACCGAAACAGGCAATCGTATTCTTGCAGCGCATTTTGGGCGTGGATGACGATGGCGTCATTGGTCCGGTTACCCTGGCTGCGGTCAAGCGTGAAAAGGCGGTCGATCTAATTGAAGATTACAGCGATCTCAGGCTGAGATTCCTTGAGAAATTGAAGGCTTATGCCGTGTTTGGCAAGGGTTGGACACGTCGGGTCAACGCGGTTGAGGATTTTGCGAAAAAAAATATATAAAACAAACAGTTGGCACTAGACAACGTAATCTAAGCGTGGTATTTAGCACCAACAAAACAAATGGTGCTAAAAAATGGCTGGAAAAACCAAGATCTCCGACGAGGATTTTCTGGTTGCGTGGCAGAAATTCAAGAGCGCAACACAGGTTGCTAACTTCTTTGGGTTTACTGAGCGCTGGGCACACAACAATCGCCGGCGACTGGAAGCCAAGCTCAAGATCAAACTTGAAGCAACCGCAGCAAACGCCAAATCGTTTGAGCATCTGCAAACGCATCATCTGACAAAAGCACGTCACAACGCCGGCATCACGGACGGCACGGTGATCGTATTCTCTGACGCACACTTCTGGCCAGGGCTGCGCACAACGGCGTTCAAGGGACTGTTGTGGGCGATCAGCCAGCTTAAACCTTACGCTGTGGTCAACAACGGCGATGCCTTCGACGGGGCTTCAATCAGCAGATACCCTAGAATTGGGTGGACACAACAACCTAGTGTTAAGGAAGAACTTAACGCCTGCCAAGAGGCGCTGGCAGAGATTGAGGCGGTTGCCAAAGCAGCACGCCACAACGTCCAGCTCATCTGGCCATTGGGCAACCATGACAGCCGATTTGAGAACTTTCTAGCGGCAAACGCAAGCGGTTACGAGGGCGTGGTTGGCTTCTCGTTGCGAGACCATTTCCAAGCCTGGAAGCCGTGCTGGTCGTGCTGGTTGACAGATGAGGTGGTGGTCAAGCACCGATATAAAAATGGCATCCACGCAACCCATACGAACACGATGGGCAGCGGCATCAGCATCGTCACAGGGCACTTGCATTCGGCAAAAGTCACGCCGTACACGGATTATCGCGGAAACCGATATGGCGTTGACACCGGGACACTGGCAGACATTGATGGGAAGCAATTCAACGATTACTTGGAAGACAACCCAGTCAACTGGAGATCTGGGTTTGCCGTGCTCACATTCCGAGATTCCCGGCTGTTGCTGCCTGAACTGGCAATCAAGCACTCTGAGGGAATGCTTGATTTCCGTGGCGAACTAATCGACGTGTCTGCGCTCTAAATTCCCAAAGCGTCGTCTGTAACGGACCATTGCCGCACAAAGAAATATTCTCCGTACTGGTCACGCAAGTCTGGCGGGTATCCGCGGTCGTCTAACCAGTGCAGCATATTGTCGTGCAGCTCTGTGTCCCAAATCTTGGGAAACCCGTAACGCCAACCTTCGGGTGGATCAACCCACATTTTCATTTGATTGCTCCTTGTCTAACTGCTGTTTTAAGCGCTTGTGGAAGGTTTCCTCGTTGTCGTCACCAGACAAAAACCAGTCAATGCGCTGCACCAGGGTGTAGCACATATTGAGCAATGAGATTGTCCCTTTCATCACTTCAATGGTTTCTGGACTGTATTTCTCATCATACGTATCGCGTTCATCCTCAAGGATTGCCTGTTCAATGTTGTCAGCAATGCGTTGCAGATAAAATTGCTGATACTCAAAATGTCCACCGCTCATAGCCAACTTCCTTTAAGCACGTATGGTTTTTTGCCACGAATCCGTACATCAATCTGGCGAACCTTGAGCTTTAGACGCTTGGCGTAATACCGTGCTCGACCTAAATGTTTAGTCGCAATAAAGTTTCTGCCACCTCCCTTTGGGTAATCAATCCAACGACAACAGACGTAATACAGTTTCTTGGGCCAGCAGTGTTTCATTTCTCTCCCCTTGCGCGGTTAGGCCATTCAGCCCACATGATTGGTTTTCCATATAAAAACTCTTTGTCAAACGCCGCCGCTATAAACTCTAATGGGGACACTTGAACGGGTTTGACATCGGGGGTGACTTCGGGGGTTACATCGGTGGTCTCTGGTTGCGTCAGCCTCTCGCGCAATGCGGCAACAACATCCCTACCCTGCTTGTACTCAGCCGGTGACGGGTTAAACGTCAGAAGTCCTCCAAAAACCTCCAGCGCCTGTTGCATAAGTTCGCGGTCAGTCATTGCTGTTTCTCCTTGGGCAGTTTCGACCCTGATTGCAATTCCCGTGGCAGGGAGGACACTGTTTCATTTTTGCTCCTCATTCGTTTGATCATTTTGTGGACGTTCTGGGGGGTGCAGCCCAGAACCCGTGCTATTTCATTCATGGACGGCAACCGGCCTAGTGACTTCTCAAGCCCACCGATTGCGTCCAATAACCGGATCTGAGCCATTCTCATGCCGCTGCTTTCATGAGCGCGTCAAGTGCGCCGATCCGGGCTGAGAAAGTCTGCAAGAACCTGGCACGTTCCACCATCGACAGTCGGGCAATCTCAGCGTCATTGGATGTACGCAAGAGCTTGAGCTTGGCAATTCGGTCTGCCGGCGGGATCTTGCCGGCTTTCATCACAGCGTCAGCCAGCGCATTGAACTCGACAACCCATGCGGCTTCGTCAGCGCTCATTGAGCGTGGTTTGGCTTCGTTAGGGACTCGCAACGCCCAGGTGCCACCAGCTCCATCCTCAAACTCAATCACGTCTGGCGGCGGCTCAGAGGGCTTTGGCAGCGCTTTGGGTGCTACGGCATCCAATGGGTTTGCCGGCTTACCCTCAAGCTTCTGAGGAGGTTTCCGGCTGGCGGCGTTGCCATCGTCATCCTCCGCGGCGATGCCGCACGCAGCCATTAGCGAGTACCGCCGAGCGTAGGTCAATGCCGAGCCATACCCTTGCGGGTCGTGTTTTGCCGCTGGCACGTGGAGCTTGCCCATGCGCAACGTCTCACCGGACTCGTGAAGAAAGCAGGTCTCCACGGTTACGCCGTCCTGAACGTCAAACGTCTCTTGGTAAACGGCGATGCCGTTCTCAAGCAGGGCATCGTTAACGGCTTCCAAGCAGCTCGCAAGGTCAACGTATTTGTTCTTGAAATGAGAGTTTGTGTTGGTCTTCAGCGCTGGAGCAAAGGCTTTCTTTGCCGCGACAAATGCTGCTGCGATTTTCATTTCGGTCCCTTAATTGTGACTGTTGACTGGCGCATTGAGTGCGCAGGCTTGGCGGGTACGACCTTCTCCGGCTGCGCCTGGTACTTGCGGATTGGCCAGGAGATACGGAATTCCTCAGCGTGCGCTTTGGTGGCGTTGCCCAGCATCTCCTTGAGCTCGGTTTCGTCTTCAGTAATTGTGGTTTCCAGCGTCTTGATTAGCTCTTTTGCTTTGACGATCCGCTCAGCCAGCGTTGCTCCCCATTCACCGAGATCAACTGAGTCTAAGTTGGCATCGCCTGGCCACTTGGTGCCGTACTCCGCGGGAGTGGCAGGGTCGTACCACTCAACTTCACCAGTCTCTGTCCAATGCGTGAGCTTGGTTTCAAACTCTCGCGCTTTGGCTCGGATCAACGCTTGCGTTTCCTCGTGAGAAGCAAACAGAAAGATGCGCAGCTCGGTGCCTTGATACAAGACGCAGACAGCTCCCCACTTGGCGCCGGTAATATCCATCTGCGCCTGGAGCTGAAGAGGGCCGCGGCTGAGCGCTGGGTAATCTTCGGGATACACCGACGTGACCTTTGCCTCGAGCACGCCGACGCCATCCAGCGTGATTGACTCGGCGCCAACCACGTAAACGCCAGCATCAGGGTTGTCGGAAACCACCAGACCGTTGCCGTCTCCCTGGCCATCCAAGCTGCACGCGATCGGCGCGTCAGGATGAAAGTAAGGCTTGGGATGATCTAACACTAAGTGCGACAGACCCAGACGTGCGCTTGCCTCAAGCAGGAGCGGCACTTCAAGCAGATTGCCCCAGTGCATTGCCTCATTACTCTCAAAATGCTCTGGAGCGTCCTGTAGCGCGTTTATGACGCTCGTAAGGACACCATTGGGCGTCTCGTACTTTGAGTGGCCCAGCAGGGCTGGGACGCGGGATGCCGAGAGCATTGTGTTGGGGGTGACCTTGCCGACCATTAGAGACCTCCAGAGAGAGCGAGAAACAAGCAGATTGCCGACATTGCGCCGACAGCGATTGACGCCAACAGGATCGTCAGATTGGAATCGTGTTCAGGTTTCATCGCTTGCCTCAAAGGTTGGTTCTACGTAGCGGATCGTGACGAAGTTATCGTCGCTGTATTTCTCAAGCACAATTTCGTTGAACTCGTCAGCAACGCGGTTCTTGATGGCAGCTAGAACAATGTCTAGCACTTCTTGCTGGTTCAGTATGATTTTCATGATTGCTCCTTGATTGGGGCCGAAGCCCCGGTTGGTTTAATAGCCAAGAAAACGAAAACGGAGATCGTCTTCGGCGGCAGCCCATGCGCGTTTGTCGTACAGTTCGACGTCCCACACGGGCACTTCCACGTCAAGCTGATCGTTGAAATAAGTTTCTGCGTCCCACTTGGCGTGCTGCATAGCGGTTGCACGCAAACGAGCAGGCAGGGAATTGATGAGGGCGACGATCGATGCGGGTGGCTGGCTTTTCATTTAATGGCTCCGGTTGATCGCTGCGGAATGCAGCGCACAGATGAACTCTACCGATGGTTGACAACCCTGTAAAGGGGTCAGACCAACTATTTCTCTAGGGACAAACCCTAGTACAAAATTTCTCCACAAGCTCGGCGACTTCGGGCATCATCTGCCGTTCGCACTCGGAGATCAGATGTTTACCCTTCAGTTCACGATTCCTGGACCACCAGTCGGCAAGGGCAGACCACGGTTCTCGACCGTTGGCGGCACGCCACGCAGCTACACACCGGCTGTCACGCGAGAGTACGAAGCACTCATTGCAGCTCGAGCTGCTGAAGCGATGCGCGGTCATCC